TGAGGATAACGTTCCTACACCTATTAAAAATGCAAGTATGGAGCAATTAAGGTTTATGTTAGAGTATGACATACCATTAATTGACTATAAAGGCAAAGTAGAAGCAGGAGAAATGAAGAGTGAGTTGTCAAGTGATTACTCTACTCTAGCAATGAGAATACTAGGAAATAGTGGTTATTTATATAGAGGAGTACCTCTTAACTATAATAGAGGTTTGGAGATACCTTTCTAATGTATATAACTAATGGATTAAATGCTACACTAGTCAAATATAATCGTGGTTTAGAAGAGAATACTGGTGTATGGGATGATGAATATACCAAAGAAGAAAGTATAGTATTATGTCCTTATAATCAAGATGTAAGTGTCGGTTTTGGGATATATAGTGTACCTGAAGCAAAAGGATATTTCATAGTTAAAAATAATGTAGATGTTAAAGAAGGAGATCAAGTTATTTTTAATAACGAAACATACACCATAATAGATGTAAAAGATAATTGGATTTGGAATAAGATAGTAAACTATACTATTGCAGTTAAATAAATGGATGTATCAGTAGAGTTCAGGTGGAATCCTAAAGTTCAAAACGGACTTAATAAAATACCTGGAGATATTCTATATACAATAGCAAAACAAACACTAGATTTAAGTGTACCAATGATACCTATGAGTAAAATTGTAGGACACTCTGGTACATTAAGAAGGTCTAGTATAAGTGGTGGAGTTCGTGGAAGTAGAAATGACTATTACATTGGTTCTTACACTAACTATGCTAAACACGTATGGAATATGGAAGGTGTTAATTGGACTACACCAGGAACTAATAATAAGTGGTTTGCAAGAACACTAAAGAAACATAGTTCAACAATTATTAACAATGCAGTTAATCAAAGTTGGAGAAAGGACATGCAATGAAAAACGAAGTATTGATATCTTATTTACAAAGTCTATTTCCAGAATATCAATGTAAAGCAGAATTCTCAACAAATGATGATGATAAAAAGATTATTGTAGTACAAGAACAACCAGGACAAAAAATAGTATTCTTTGGAGATACTACTCCCCTATTCAATTATTATCAAATAACAATAGGTGGACTAAAAATGAAAGAGAATTATACAACTGCCAATACTATTGGTAATTTAATAGGAAAACACGTTTTATATGATTATAAAGGTGGAAAATGGCAAATTATATTTAAACAATACTCAAACCCACAGGCACTTGAATATATGGATATACGTAGAGTTGATTACATAGCTACTCTACAATGTATCGTAAATCAAGTTGCTTAAGAAAGGAGATATTATGGAATTTTACGTAACAAATAGAGATGTTATCAAGAACTTAAAGATAAACACAGGAACTTCAAATGCTCCTACATACACTGATTTATGTACTACAAGTGAATTAACACTTTCTCAAGATTTTGAAGAGAAAGACTGGTACGTATTTTGTGATGCTATTCAAAGAAGTATCATAACAGGTGTATCAATGACATTAGAAGGAACTGTAAAGATAGATATAAACAATACTGCAATTCAAACAGTATTAGGTAAAGTACACACTTTACTTTCTACAGGAACAATAAGTCAATTCAACAACCTATCAGTAAAATTTGATTTACTAACAGGTGTTAATAATGCAGTATTAACATATACTACTTATACTGCTAATGTAAAAATGACTCTTGAATCATTAGGTGGAAGTGCTGAAGATGAAGGAGAATTTGGATTTACAATGACAATAAATGGAACTGCAGAAGCAAGTGCATAAAATAAACTCTTAAGGAGTTAGGAGATAATACTCCTACTCCTTTTTAAATACAAAGAAAGGAGTTGATTAAATGAATAGTGCAAATGGTGGAGATATACTATACCACTTTAAAGGAGATACCAGTGATTTAGATAAAAAGACTAAAGACATGGGTAAAAACTTAAAAGACTCACTAAATACCATTGGAAATGCTATGACAGTTGGAGTATCAATTCCACTAACTGCTATAGCAACTGCAGGGGTTAAATATAATGCCGAATTAGAGAGTTATAGTGCTAACTTGACTACTTTATTAGGTGGGAATAAAAAACAAGCAGAAGAGCTTTTAAATACCCTTAAAGAAACTGCTAAAACTACTCCTTATGAAACAAGTCATTTAATAAAGGCAACTGAAATAATGATGGGGTATGGAATAAGTGCAAAAGACTCACAAAAGTACTTAAGTCAACTTGGAGATATATCAATGGGAAGTAGCGATAAACTACTAGGATTATCACTTGCATTTTCTCAAGTACAAAGTAATGGAAGATTAATGGGTCAAGATTTAAACCAAATGATTAATCAGGGATTCAACCCACTTAACATTATTTCTAAAGAAACTGGAGAAAGCATGGCATCTTTAAAGGAACGTATGTCAGAAGGTGGAGTATCTGCTGAAGAAGTAGCACATGCTTTTGAAGTTGCAACAAGTAAGGGTGGACTTTTTTATAAAGGTATGGAAAAAGGAGCTCAAACAACTGAAGGAAAAATATCAACATTAAAAGATAGTTTTAAAGAAGCAACTGGATCACTTACTGAAGCATTATTACCTACTCTATTATCATTAGTACAAACTTTAACAAAAGTTGCTGACTGGTTTAACAACTTAAGTGATGAAGGTAAAAAGACTATTCTTATAATAGGTGGAATAGTGGCAAGTATTGGTCCTTTAATCAAAGTGGGTTTAGGAATAGCAAAAATAGTCAGTGCATTTAAAACTCTGGCAACCATAATAAAGGGGTTGCAAGTTGCAACTAAACTGATGACTGTTGCTCAAGCAGGATTAAATGTAGTTATGTCTTTAAATCCAATTGGATTAATCATAATAGCAATAGCAAGTCTAATTGCAATTTTAGTTCTACTATGGAATAAATGTGAGTGGTTTAGAAATGGAGTTATGACTATATTTGAAACAATTGGTAAAGCTATAAAAAGTGTTATAAAATTCTTTAAACCGATAATTAATTTTATAGTAATGTTGGTTGTAAATTATATCCAATTTTATGCAAATATTATAAAAGCAGTAATAAATGGATTAGCAACTTTTATTAAAAACCCAATTGAAACAATAGGATATATTGTTGGATATGTTATAGGTACAATTATAAAAGTGATTTCTGGAGTAATTGCATTTATACAAAGTATTCCTGAAAAAGTTGGATTATTGGTTGATTCAATAAAGGCAAAAATAACACAATTCTTTACTAATGTATGGAACTTTTTAACGATAACTATACCTGCAGTTTTTAACTACGTAATCGACATGTTAAAAAGATTACCAGGTCATTTATGGAGTATTTTTGTACAAACTATAGAAAGAGTTAAACAATGGTTAAAAGAAATGTATGAAAAAGTTAGTTCAGGAATAAAAAGTGTAGTAAATGGAATTAAACAATGGTTCAAAGATTTACCAGAAAATATGATGAATATAGGAAAAAACATTGTTAAAGGAATTTGGAATGGTATTAAAAATGCAAAAGACTGGATAATTGGAAAAGTAAAAGATTTTGCTAAAGGTGTTTTAAAAGGAATGAAAGATGCTCTAGGAATACACTCTCCTTCTACCGAGTTTGCAATGGTGGGTAAATTTTCAGTTTTAGGATATACTGAACAATTAGACAAAATGAAAAAGCAAGTACAAGAACAAGTACAAGATACTTTTGGAATAAATCCTAGTCTAACAGGAGCAATGAATACACACTATAGTCCAAACATAGTAGTAAATAATAACGTAAGTATGGAAACTGATCCATTAGGTCAAACAGTATCACGTATCAAAACATTTAGTGGTGGTGCTAAAAATGACTATAACTATGGTATGGGGGGATAATATGAAAATAACAATAGACAATGAAGAAGTATTATGTGATAAAAACTTTACAATAGAAGAAGAAATGCTAAATACTTCTTCAGTTATTCTAAATAATGTATACCCTGCAACATGGGAACAAGATAAAGACTATGTATCACGTTTCTATTACCCTAAAGACTATTCTAAATGCAAGATATTTAATGAAATAGTACACCCTACTACAAGAGAAGATGTTGAAGGTACAAATTTTTCAATAAATGTAGACACAACAAAACAATACCAAGTCCAAACACTAAAAGGACAAACAAGTCAAAGTGGCACACCAACACCATCTAGTCCAATACCAATAAATATAACAACAGGTAGACAAGTAGTAAGTGTAATAAATAAAAACCTAGCAGAATGGGGAACAACACAAGATACAAGTAAATATACTTATTCAAGTTTTACTGCACAAGATATAAGTGTTTCAAAAACTGCAACAGGTGGTAGTTTCTATGCTTCATTTATTTTACATATACCAAAAGCAGGAACATATTATTTAAAAGGTAATAATTCAAGCAACCAACAATTTTATATATATACCGATAATTTATGGGGAACATTAAAAGAAAGTTTTAGTGTATCTACAACAGGAGATTTTACAAGAGGAACAACTTTTAATAGTGCAGGAGATTATGTGATAGGTTTATATGGAAGTGCATTGGGTAATTATTCAGTTAAAAACTTTATGTGTACAACAATAAGTGATACAACCTATGAAGAATATAAAGGTAATGACTATGAGATTAATTTAGGGAAGAACTTGTTTAATGAAATATACCCAAATATTGTAAATAATACAACAAAATATGTTTCTATATATGTAGGTGATGGAACATTTACAATGAGTTCAAATGTACCTTTACCTTCAAATGACCCTTATGCAAGTTTATTCTTTATAACAGGTCAAGCAACAAGTGGAGCAAGTACAGGTGGAAATGGAGTATATTTAAACAGACCAATAACAATATCAAGTACAAATGGTTATGTAACAGTAGGTTATAGAATATATGGTGGAATAAACCCAGAAGATTATCAAACACAACTAGAAAAAGGAAGTCAAGCAACTTCATATAGTCCATATAAAACACCAATATATTTAGGAAAAATAGGAACATACCAAGACTACATTATAAAAACAAGTGGTAAGAACTTATTTGATATAAGTAATACAACAAGTGGTTTTTACAATACAACAACAGGAGAATTAACATCTTCAAGTGTATGGTCGCAAGGAGATTATATAGATGTATCAAGTAATTCACAATATACATTAAGTTCAAATTATACAACAATAAATAATTCTTTTGAAATAACAGAATTTAATAGCAATAAGACTTGGATAAGTAGTCAACAAATATCATTAGGTGATGGTTATAAGACAATAACAACAAGTTCTAATACAAAATATATAAAAATAGGTTTTAGACAAGATAGAATATCACAAATACAATTTGAGGAAGGAAGTTCTGCTACACTATTTGAACCTTATGGAGAAGGACAATGGTATATACATAAAGAGATAGGTAGAGTTGTTTTAAATGGTAGTGAACCTTTTCAATCATATACTGAAGGTTTTACAATAACAGAAAGCAATTGGAACAATTTAACAAATAATAATTGTATGAGTAAATCAATTTTATTAAGTAATTACTATAAAAACTATACAACTTATGCAGATTTTGTAGCACAAAGTTATGGAATTAGTTTAATTTATAGTGTAAACAACCTATATATAAGAAATACTGATATAACAAGTGTAGCAAACTTTAAAACTTGGTTAAGTTCCCATAATGTAGAAGTATATTATGTACTAAACACACCAACAAATACTTTAATAGAAGATGAAGAACTTATTAATCAATTAAATAGTATTGAGTTGTTAGATGGGTTGAATAATGTGTCAGTAAGTAGTCCTTACCTACCTTTTATTATGAGTTTAATGTATAACTACCAAGAAGGTTATACTGAAGAAGATATGTTGTTTTGTGGGGTTGTAGAAAACACAGGAAATATATCATTAAATCCTAGACACCCACATTATTGTAATTTACAAGTTCTAGATTTCAAGACTTTCTTAAGTGAAGGAGAAACACTAGACTTCGTTATTTATGAAAAGACTATATTAGAAGCTATTAATCAAGTAATAGGAACTATAAGTGATTATGGGTTTGTACTAGGAAACGTAAACATATTACATAGTGATGATGTTATAGGTGCATATTCTACTAAAGATAAAACCGCTTATGATGTATTTAATTATATTGCAGACATAACACAGTCTAGGTGGACTACTAGGATGGTAGATGAGAATACAGTTGCAATAGATTTCTATGATCCAAGTCTTATGCCACAGGGAACTGCAATAGATTACACTCAAGAGTGGTTTTGTGATAACAACATAATAGATATGTCTTTTAGTTATTCAAGTAGAGATTATCGTAATAAACAAGTTATGTTATCTGGCGAAGTTTATGCAAATATAGAAACTACTGAAATAATAGTAGCAGATGGATATCAAACTCAATTTAATACAACTGGAAAAATTGGTTATGTATCTTCATTATTATTAAATGGAAACCCTGCTACTATAATCACAAAAGAAGAATACGATTTAGGATATGAAGGAGATTTTGTATATCAACCAGGAAACACATATTTTGAAAGTGTTAATCTAGTATCAACTGGAGCAATTATAACAATAGTATATTTTGCAATTATAGAAGGAAGAGAAGTTGTTCTAAACCAAGAAGAAATATCTAGAGTAAGTGAAATGATAGATAGAAAAGGTGTAATAGCAAGATACGAAAATCGTAATGATGCTACTACTACACAGGAACTTCAAATGATAGGACAGTCTTATTTAAAATACAAAGGAAATCCTGAAGTGTTATTAAAAGTAGAAACACTAAACAATATATGGAATATAGGAGAAAGAGTTGAGTTTGATTCTCCATTAGAAGAATTAACAACTGAATACATGGTAAAGAAGAAAACAATAAATTATATAACTACTCAAGACAATATATTCTATACATACGAATTAAGTTCAAGTTTCAATAGTGAAACTGAAATAAACTATTTTGACAACCAACGTTCTAAAATGATGGGAAATGTTGGAGCAGGAGAATACATTTCTAGGAACATAGACATTGAAAATACTGCAAACGTTATATTCTACGATTTAGAAGTAAACGAGGTTGTAATAGATGAAAATAGCACTTTACAAAGTGAATTACAAACACCATTGGGGGTGGAATAGATGACTGATGATTATAAGAAAACATTATTAGACTATATTACTGAATTTAAAGCAGGAGAACCTATTAACACAGAGGTTTTTACTGATATTAAAGATGTAGATAGAAGTGAGTGGATAGATTTCTTACCTAGTGCATGGAGTTCATTTATGATTACAGGTATGATTAAATCTAACACTGCAGATAGAATAGTCCTTTATGGTGGATATGTAGAACAGGGTGGAACTTATACAAACAACTCAAAAGGAATAATTATAATAACAGACCAAGACTTAAAACCTATACAAACTATATATGAGTTTACAAGTGGAACTAAATTAAGACCTATACAATGTATGTATCAAGAAGAGGATGGTCAGTTCGTTGCTTTAGACTGTGCTATATTACCTAACACTTCAGGAACTCAAGAAGTAAGACAAGCTCTAACTAATTGCGAAAAAAGATTTTTAATGCTTAATGATATTTCAATTTCTCAAAATGATGAGTATGAAGTCAATTTAAGAAAGAGTTATGCACTGGGAGATGGATATAGAAATATGTTCGCTAGAGAAATATTTAAAAATCCTTCTAGTTCACACTACTCTTTTACTGGAATAAAAATGTCTTTAGGAAGTGGTGGTTATCAACCTAATGCTTCTAAAATAATAAATGTAAAAATAAATGTAGGAAGTGCAAACGAGTGGAACAAAGCTGAAACTGATGATGGTTTTATCTATGGTGGTGCAAACGTTTACTACGATAGCAGTGATAATGCTAATTGGAAGTTTTTGTTAACACATAACATAGGAGATCAAGCAGTATATGGATGGGAAGGTCAAAATAGTTCTATAACTGCTACTTATGTGTTATTTGATCCAAACTATTTCGCACTAATAGACAGTTCAGGCATTAAAAACCAAGTTGTATTTACAAGTAATACAAAAGCATATTTTGTAGTAAATAATCAACATTGGGGAATATCTGGAACTCCAGTTGCAAAATACATTGGTTTATTTGAGGTTGACTTCTCTAATCGTTCAGTACAAGAAATGTTCTTAAGAAGTTTAGGAAATTACGATTATTGTGATTTATGTGATATGAAATTGCAAGTTGTTAATGGGGAGTTATATATTATGTACACTGATAATGCAAATAGCAACATAGCAGATTATTACGTTCAACGTTTTAAAGGTATATGGAATCCTATATTAATAAAAGAACAAGCTCCTTATTTTCATGGATTTAATATGTTCTATATATCACAAACATTTAACTTATTGAAAATGAATATTTTTACAACTGCTATGACTTTAAGAAGTTGGATTATGGAGCAAATAACTGAAGTATATAATATAGCAAACTATAATGGAGAACCATACACTAACTACAACTCATTGATAGGTAATTATGTAAATGTATATTCCAATGATGAAATAGTATTTTCTAGAAACTTAACTAATATATCAATAACAAATAACTATACTATGTCTAGTGTAGAAATACCTAACACATACTTAAATGGAATTGATTTAAACCCTAAAGATTTAGTTGGAGAAACTAAAATGACATTAGTAGAAGATGGGAATACAATTTCTAAAAACATATATGAGGTATTGTATTTAAACTACATTAATACAATATCAGTAAAAGATAATGATGATAGAGTTTTATCTTCGGTTGGTAGATACATAAACACAAACATAAACGAAGGAACTGAAGAAAACCAAAGACATACAAAATGTTCTAAAATACGTATCAATTACCAAGATGATACAACTGCAATAAAACCTATTGGATGGGATTCAATAGATGATACTCATAAAGTTGCTGAATTTACTATTTATGTAGATAAAGCAATTTCTAATATAGATTTAATTTCCAATGATGAACTAACAACCTATATAACAATAGAACAAGAACTAGAAACAGGAAAATATTACACATTTAAGCAATATTTAAAAGTAGAATAAAGGAGATGGTAAAATGTCAATTTATGGTACAACAATACAATACAATGACAAAGTAGATTTAAACACAACTTCAGTAGCAGACATAAATAAAGTAAGTGCAAGTGATCTAAACGAAATAAAAGCAGTAGTAAATGGAAACGCCAATACTTTAGAAAATACAATAGGAAAAACTTTATGGGAAAATCAAAACCCTACAGCAAGTTTTTCATCCCAAACAATAACATTAAGTGAATCACTAGCAAACTATAGTTGTTATGAAATTATATTTAGACAAAGCAAAACTACAACAAGATACTTTTCTACAGGAAAAATACCAGTAGGATATGGAACTATATTAAATGCTTATGCTAACAATTATAGACCAACTGGAACAACAGTAAGTGATAATACAATTGCTTTTGAAAATGCTTCAGTTAATGGTACAACAAACAATGAATATGTTATTCCTGTTTATGTAGTTGGTTATAAGACAGGAGTGTATTGATGAAGTTTATAAGTGAGTATTGGACTCAATTAGTATTCTTACTTGGTGCTTTTAGTTCAATAGGTGCATTTATATTAATAACTATTGAGGGGGTTAAGTGTTCGCTACGTAATGACATATTACAAATATATGATACGTGTAAAAAAGATAAAAAGATAACAACATTTCAATATGAAGCTCTACTAAAGAGTGCAGAACTATACTTCAAATTAAGAGGAAATAGTTTTGTAAAAGAAATAGTAAATATAATAAAAAGTTGGGAAGTGATAGATTGAAACTAAATGATAAAGTTTATAAAGTATTCAAGTGGGGATTAATAATATTTATTCCTGCATTGATTACATTAATAGGAACTCTAGGACAAATATACAACTTTGATACTGAAAAAATCGTATTGACAATAAGTGCAATTTCTACCTTTTTAGGTGTTATAACTGGAATATCAAATTATAACTACACAAAGGGGGTAGAGTAATATGTTATTACAAAATACTGAAATGAGGATTAATTATGTATAAAGGACAAAAAGCAAGTAAAGATGGTATTCAATATTTCCTATGTCCTTTTACTGATATGTATATAACACAGGGAGCAGGTGGGAACTTTTCTCATGCTGGTACTAAAGCAAATGATGTAAGAGGTTTAGAACCAGGAGTAAGATATCCTTATTATGCTCCATGTGATGTACAATTAATATGGTGTGATAGAAGTACAGGAGAAGGTATGTGGCAGTCTTTAGAACCAGTTCGTTTCTCTAATGGTAAAATTGAGTATGCTACTTTCGTAACAGTACACGATAATAGTTTTAATGCAACTCCAGGTCAAATAGTAAGACAGGGAGAACAATTAGGTAATATGGGAGATAAAGGAAATGCCACAGGAGTACATTGTCATATAGAAATAGCTCAACATAAATATAATTTATCTAATTGGAAAAAGAATAGTTATGGAAACTGGTGTTTTCCTGACGAAACTGATACTGATGACTGCTATTTTATGGATAATACAAATATAATGAATTTTCATAGTGCAAATTGGAAATATATACCCAAACCAGTAGCAAGAATAAAATATCGTTCTCATATACAAAAAGATGGATGGCAAGAGTGGAAAAGAGATGGAGAAGTATCTGGTTCTACTGGAGAAAAGAAAAGACTAGAGGCAATTCAAATAGACTTTAAAGAAGAAGTGTATGCAAAAGCTCATATTCAAAAAGATGGTTGGGTTGACTATGGTAAAATCACAAAAGACACAGTAATAGGAACAACAGGTCAACAAAAAAGATTAGAGTGTTTATGTTTAAAAGGAGATTTTGAATATAGAGTACACATACAGGGTTCAGGATGGACTTGTTGGACTAAAGCAGATGGAGTATGTACTTTAGGTTCAGTTGGAGAACAATTAAGAATAGAAGCAATAGAGATAAAATAAAAAGAGGTTTAATCCTCTTTTTTTGTTTGTAAAAATCTATTTATTTGTCTTTCACTATATCCCATTATATTACCTATCTCTTTAGGTTTTCTTTTTCTATGGTGCAATTTAATAAACTCTTCATCATAAAGTAGTTTGTAAGCACGTTCTATAGGATCGACACCTTCTATTCTATCTTCTTCAGCTTTAATAAAACTCTGTAATGCTTTCTTCTTTTTCATTAATAAAGTCAAATTGTTATTAACTTTTATTAATTCCTGCATTGCCTGTTCTTTTGTCTTTATATTATCACTCCCCTTTTAAATGCCATTTAAGACATTTTTCACTCTAAACATACAATTACACTATTTTGGAGTAAACACTCGTAAATGGGGTGTTTTTGTGTGTCTAGAAGTCTATTTTCTTCTACCGAACTCTTGAGGTTGTAATTTTATGCTAATTGGTTCTTTATATTCCTCTAAAATCTCTCGTAAATCCTCTAAAGTTCTAATTTCTTGTTGAATCTCGTTTATTGTTAAATTGTATGGGTGTGTCATATTAACTATTTTGTTGTTTATCATAGTTAATAGAAACTTCAAATATCTTATTTCTTCATCTTTAGTCATCCTGTTTCTCCTTCTTTAATATCTTTACTAAATCTTCTTTAGGATTATCTACTACACTTGCATAACTCATTTTATCTATATAATTATTTAGATTTTCTATAATACTGTCTTTCATTTCTACTTCATATTCTAGGTTTGCTATTCTTTTTAGTAAATCAGTTATTACTTTATCTTTCTCCATCTTTATTCTCCTTGCCTAACATTTGTAAAATCTTTACCATATATTCTTTTTGTTCTTGATTAAAAACATCTTCGTAATTTGCTTTTATAAACTTGTCTATATATTCTCTAACTTCTTTTATTATAGAGTTTAGTCTTTTTATTTCATTGTTTTCCCAATATTTACCTTCTTGAAATTCTCTTGATGGACTTACTATTCCTAAACATTCTTTTAACTTCTTATTATCTTCTTCTAA